CGTACAAATCCAGAGTGACGCCGTAATTCTGGACGGCCATTTCGTGCCGGAACATGCCTCGAGGGGTCATGTGACGGCCCTTTCCTTGAGCATGGCGGTCAGCATCTGCTGGGCCCTGCCCTCGATGGCTCCGGTGCTGTCGCCGCGGTCGGCGTACAGGCGGGCGCACAGCTGCAAGACGAGCATGTTGATGTAGTGATCGCCAACTAGGGTGGTCCAATTGATGGTCACTGGCCGGGTGTATTCCTCGTCAACCAGGACGGCCAGCCGCTCGCCGTCCCAGTGCTTCTCCGGTGTGACGGTCTGCACGACGTCGTCCTCGTCCGTGTAGACCATTTGCAAGGCTCCACCCGTATTCACTGGCTGGATCGGCAACACGATCCAGACGTCGCCCTCTTCCGAAACGGTGTAGGTCCGCTCGAGCGCCTGCACCGCTAGGCCCGTAGTGCGCTCGACAGTCTCGCGGGCGGCCGGCAGCAGCACGTTGCCGATGTAGGTGTCGTCCTGCGTGTGGAACACGCGCAGGTGCGTCTTAACGTCGCTGGTCGTAAGTGCTGGCATTGGAAAGGCGGCTAGGAGGTATCCCCCCTAGCCGCCCGGGGTCAAGTGTTGGGAGATCAGACCGTGCCGCAGGTGATCACGCCGCCAGCGTAGGAGTCCACAACCTGCGCATCGCTGCGCATGACAGACTCGTAGCGCACTTCGCCGTTGATCGAGCGGATGTACGGGTTGACGCGGAAGGTCACATTGGTGCGATCCACGATGCGGTAGGCGCGCTTCAGGTCACCAAAGAACACGACGACCTTGTCAACAGCACCGCCGAACGTCGGTGCGAACTCAGTCAGGTAGACAGGCTTTCCAAAGATCAGGCCAACGCCGCCGTCCTTCAGGAAATTTCCAGTCATGCCGTCATAGATGTACTTCCCGCTTGTTCCGCCTGACCCATCACGATCATCAAGCAGCTGCGCCCAGGTTGAAGGGTTCATCACCCACGATGCGTTCGCCAGGTAGCCAGGGCGGATCTGGCTGTAGAGACTGATGATTTCGTTCCACGACTGGACCGTGGAATTGCCAGCGGTGTAGACGTTCGTTTGCCACTGACCTTCGCGGAAAATCCCCTGCTCCTGGCCGCTGCCATTACCGATTGCGTGCTTTTCGGAACGGTACTTTGCGTGGGCGCGAGCGTGATCATCGACGACCTGGGCGGCAACATCGATGACGGAATCGGCAAGCAATTCCTCGGTGACATCGGTGTAGGCGGCTGCCTTGTACGCGACAAACGACTTCTTCGACATCGACAGATCAGAGGCGGCATACGCCCCGGATTCAGCTACCGCAGCGACCGTCGTTCGGTTTGCGATCACCGGAATGTCCAGGTTGGTCGGGAACAACTGCGTCGTAGCCAGCATGCGAATCGGGTTGTCCCAGTCGAGGTACTTGACGAACTCCCCGGTTTGCTGCGTGACAGTCGAGTTCCCACCAGCGGTAGTCGTGGTGATGTTCAGCGTACGCATGTCGATGTCGAGCGGAGTACCGTCGCGGCGCGACAGGTGCTCACTGAACTTACGCATGTCGAAACGCATTGGGCCGCCGCGGTTTTCAGGGCGTGCGACGATCTCGTTGCTCTTTGACTTAATGGAGTCGAGGCGGCCGCGGACAGCTGCGCGAACAGCCATCGTCTCGATCTGCGCGTCGATGGAACGGATTTCTTCCTCGGCAGCGTCGAACTTCGCGACGGCATCGACGCTGTTGGTTGTCGCCAATTCCTCGCACTCAGCTACGAGCTGCGCGCGCTTTTCGGTGAGGGTCTTCACATCCATCGCTTCAAATCTCCTAACCGCAGCCGTAGGAAACGCCCGACAAGGGCGTTCTGTTGTGCGTAGCACCGGACGCTGGCCGCGGTAGTGGCGTAGGCCGGGCTGTGAACCAAGGACACTTCAAACAGGCGCGCGCGGGTAACGAATCGCTTCCCGTCGCGCCATTCGTCTTCGTCGGCGACAAAGCCGAAACTCATGTTTTGGTAGATGCCATCGCGCAGCAACACGCGCATATCCTGACCGTCTCGAGTGTCCGGCAGGCGCGCGGCAAACCGCACACCGTCATCGGTTTCCTCGAGCTTCAGCGTATTGCTGCGGGTATCTGCCAGAACGCGCGATGGCTCATGCTCCACCAATAAAGCAACATTTCGCGCGCCGATGTCTTTGCCGAATGCACCGCGCTGAATTGTTTCGATAAATGGCAGCGGGTGACTATCCGCCCCATATGGGATAGCCAAACCCGTCACCTCATTACCCTGAACATCGGCGCGGAAACACTCGCACCGAATCTCTATTCCCGCTTTTAGCGATCTTGATTTTGCCTTTTTCGAGTCGTTTTCATCTGCCGATGATTCGTAAACGAAATCCTTTAGCTGATCGGTGGTCATTCTTGATTTATTGCCATCGGGATCAGTCACCTCATAGGTGGTTTGCCACTTGCCATCGACAGGGCTGCTTTTCCCTGCCCCCAACGAATACCCCATTGCTGCCAAAGCCGAACCAGCCTGATCAATGGTCAGTTTTTTGGGATTTGATGGCAGCGACACTGCGTGTTTCGCTGATCCAACAGGTTTTGCTCCGCTGCCGCTTGATGGCTTCGAGGATGAATTGCCGCTTCCCGAATCACCACCACCGCCGCCGCCGCCCTTAGCGCAATCGTTTCCTGGTTCAAAACCCTCTGATCCGGTTCCGCAATTACGAATCGGCATCGGGTGACTCGCTTTCCTCGTCCTCGCGGTCGCCGTTGACCTCAGCCTGACCGGCTGCGGTGTCCAGGCGCTGCATAAGTTCGTCAGCCGAAGGATCGTTGACGGGTTGGAAACCCAAAACCCATCGCGCATCGTTGGGGGTCAGGATGCCGCCCTGCACCAACTGTCCGAGCATCTTCCCAGTGTCCTTCATCGTGCCGCGCAGAAGTTCCTGAAGATCGTGCTCGACGCGGTAGCCGGGCAGCAGCTTCGCCATTAGTTCGGCCTCAATGCGCCGCGCCCAGGGGCGCAACGTCTGATCGACGAGCGCCCGCTGCGCGTCGAGCGTGACCTGTGTGCCACTTTCTGTCGCAGCGAGGAACGACAGCGGGATGTTCAGTGCGCGGGCGATCTCGCCCATGGCGGCCGTCCTGGCGTTGGTCAGTGCCGACAGGTCATCGGTACCGCTGACGCCCTCGATGCTGCCGCCGCCGTCGATGATCAGTGGCTCGCCTGCGCCGGTTTGTCTCGCGTGCTTGGCCTTCCACGCGAGCAGGATCGACTGCTTGGCCTGCTCGCTGATCGGCGTCGGGAACCTGAACGCCAGCCGACGGGTGGTGCCCGTCGCAGCCATAGTCGCGGCCCAAAGGTCCAGGTTGGCGATCAGCTCGAGCTGCGTGCGGCACTTGTCGAGCGGGCTTTCACCGATGAACGCCCACCGGCTGTAGCCGCTCTTGACATGGATCAGGTCAGCCGAGGAGATCGCCTGCCCGTCGAGCAGGTAGCGATAGGGGTTGGCAGACCAGTCAATCGTCACCCGGCCACGGTCGATCGGGATGATTTCGGCCACCTCGCCGCTGTAGGTCCGGGCGAGGTAGGCGTAGGCGTTGCCCTGGCTGATTGACTCGGTCACCAGCCACCGGCGCAGGTCCCAGCCGTTGACCATCTCGGTGGCCCGGCCAGTCAGCAACGACATGGCCGCGGGGTAGGTCTCCTGATCCTGCGCGTCGTAAACGCAGATGGAAACGCTGGCGAGCATGCTCGCCACGCCATCAATCGCCCGCTGCACGCCGGGCAGCGCCTCGACGTTGCCGACAGACGAGGATTCGACGAGCATGGAAGCGTCGAAACCACCGATGAAATAGCGGCGCAGGGAGGAAAGTAGGCCCACGCCTCCCCCAGTTTGAGTACGCGCTTTTTCTGTCAATAGGCGACTGTGACATTTTTTGTCACATTGCCGAAATAGTCGCGCCGTCCGCTAGGTGGCGGTCAAATGGTCATGATGCCACTGGCGGCTACCCACTGGTTGGACCGCCCCCGCAGCTCGTACAGCCGGGCCGCGTTACACGCTGCAACCAGGGCGTCGATGTTCTGCCCGTCCCGCTTGTACAACTTTGTCAGGCCGCCGTCGTAGGTCTTTGTCTCAGCGTGCCGCAGTTGGTGCAGCAGCACCGGGTCATCGTGGTAGCGCAGCGCCTTCTGCCGCAGGAGCGCCACGAACGTTGACCATGCCGGTGCCTGCTCTTTCAGCGATTGGCTCCGGGCCTCGACTGGCAAATTGAGCCGCTCGACGAGCACTGATCGGACCCAGTTCTGCGTCCAGCCGACCTCGTCGACGCCGACCACCTCGAGCTGCAAGGCCTTGGACAGCGTCTCGAGCAGCGCCTCGACCGCATGAAAGTCAACCAACTGGCCGTCCGTCCAGTGCACCTCGCCCCTCTGCACCA